TGATAGAGCATAAACTTGATAAAAATGAAGAATATGTTTTAAGACTTGAAGAAGAACTTCAGGTAATTAAAGATAAGAGCTTTGCTCCATACTTTCTTGTTGTTCGTAATATGCTTAATTGGGCAAAGAAAGAAGACATTATGGTAGGTCCAGGTCGTGGATCTGCTGCAGGATCTTTACTTTGTTACGCACTTGGTATTACAGACATTGATCCAATTAAACATGGACTTTTGTTCTTCCGTTTTATTAATCCAGAACGTAATGACTTTCCAGATATTGATTCAGATATTCAGGATACACGTCGTGATGAAGTTAAAGATTATCTAGTTAGACAATATCGCCATGTTGCATCTATTGCAACCTTTATGCAATTTAATAATAAAAACATCGTAAAAGATGTATCTCGTGTACTAAACATTCCATTAGCAGATGCAAATAAAGTTAATAAGCAAATTGATACATGGGAAGAATACTGTAGTTCAAAAAATTCAGCATGGTTTAGAGAGAAATATCCAGAAGTAGAAATCTATGGTGAGCAACTAAGAGGGCGCATTAAGGGAACTGGTATTCACGCTGCAGGGGTTGTAACTAGTAAAGATCCTATATTTAGATATGCTCCAATGGAAACACGTGCAGTATCTGGATCTGATGAGCGTATTCCAGTAGTCGCTGTAGATATGGGGGAAGCTGAGAATATTGGTTTAATTAAAATTGATGCTCTTGGTCTTAAAACCTTAACAGTAATCAAAGACTGCATTGATATAATTAAAGAACGTGAAGGAACAAAGATTGATCCATTAAAGATTGACATGGAAGATGCTAATGTATACAACATGCTCTCAGATGGATACACAAAGGGTGTGTTTCAGTGTGAAGCAGCACCATATACAAATCTCTTGGTTAAGATGCGTGTAAAAAATCTTGATGAACTTGCTGCATCAAATGCTTTGGTTCGTCCAGGTGCAGCCAATACAATTGGAAAAGACTATATTGCGATTAAGCATGGTCGTCAAAATCCAGATTACAAGCATGAAGTTTTAAAGAAAATTACGGAGGACACTTATGGATGTATTCTTTACCAAGAACAAGTTATGCAAGCATGCGTATCCCTTGGCGGTATGTCCATGTCGGAAGCAGATAAAGTTAGAAAAATCATTGGTAAAAAGAAAGATGCCAAAGAGTTTGATGAGTTTAAGGATCGTTTTATATCTGGCGCTTCTAAGTTTATTAGTCCTAACATTGCTTTAGATTTATGGCATGACTTTGAAGCTCACGCAGGGTATTCATTTAACAAGTCACACGCTGTAGCATATTCAACACTCTCATATTGGACAGCATGGTTAAAGTATCACTACCCATTAGAGTTTATGTATTCGCTATTAAAAAATGAAAAGGATAAAGATGCAAGAACTGAATACCTTATTGAGGCTAAAAGAATGGGGATTGCTGTTAAGCTTCCTCACATTAACGAGTCAGATATTGATTTTAAAATTGAAGGTAAAGGCATACGATTTGGTTTATCTGGTATTAAATTTATTTCTGACAAGATTGCAGAAAAATATATGGCTGCTAGACCTTTCAATTCGTACGCTCAACTTGAAGAGTTTACTTTTACTAAAGGAAACGGAGTTAACAGTCGTGCTCTTCAAGCATTACGAATTATTGGCGCAGCAGCGTTTCCTGATCAACCAAGAAACGATCAAGAAGTTAAAGAAAACCTCTACGAATATTTAAATCTTCCAGAGTTCAATATGTCAATTCCTCAACACTATTACGCATACATTCAGGATGCATCTGATTATGAAGAGAATGGTTCTTTTATTATGATGGGAATGATTAAATCAATAAAGCGTGGTACTGGTTGGTCAAGAGTAGAATTTTTAGATAAGACAGGAAGTGTTGGTATTTTTGATGAAGAAAATACAAACATTGAGACTGGAAGAACATATCTTATATTAGTTAGCGACAATAGAATTGTTTCTTCTGTTCCTGTTGACGAAATAAAAGAATCAAAAAGTGCTTTAGTTAAGTTCTTAAATTATAAAATGCTTCCATTTAAAGAAGATGAGTCAATGGTAATTTCTTTCAAGCCAAGAATGACTAAAGCTGGAAAGAAAATGGCATCGCTAGTAGTAGCAGATGCTGGTAGAGATTTACACTCAATTGTTGTATTTCCAACGGCATTTGCAAAGGCATACATGACAATTGAAGAAGGTAAAGTGTATACTGTTAAGACAGGTAAAACAAAAGATGGAACAGTAACACTAGAAGATGTAGTTAATATATGAGGATGAGGTAATTATTTAATGTCAGTAACAATGGAAGAAGTCTTAGCACAATTAGATCCAAGAATTCGTAAAAGACTTGGTGATGCAACAGGACAAAAAGTTACGTATGCAGCAACTCCAAGCTTTGGCTTAAACAGAGCATTGAAGGGTGGATTACCTTACGGAAGACAAGTTCTTGTATGGGGATCAAAGTCATCCGCAAAGTCTTCTATGTGTCTTCAAATGATAGCTCTAGCACAAGCAGAAGGAAAAATCTGTGCATGGATTGATGCTGAGATGTCCTATGATGAAGAATGGGCAAAGCACCTTGGAGTAGACTCTACAAAACTTATTTATTCACAAGCCAGAACTATCAATGAAATGGTTGATGTTGGAACAAGTCTTATGAATGCAGGTGTTGACATAATTGTTGTAGACAGTATAACTTCCCTTCTTCCTGCAATGTATTTTGAAAAAGATACAGAAGAACTAAAGCAACTTGAAAATACAAAACAAATTGGTGCAGAGTCAAGAGATTTTAGTAACGCATGGAAAATGCTTAACTATGCTAACAACAAAGTTAAGCCTACTCTTCTTGTTCTTATTTCTCAATCTCGTAATAATATTAGTGCTATGTATACTAGTCAGCAACCTACTGGTGGTCAAGCTACTAAGTTTTACTCTTCTACAGTTATTAAACTGTTTTCATCAGAGTCAGACAATCAAGCTATTAAAGGAAAAATTCAAATAGGAGATAAATTAATTGAAGAAAAAATTGGTAGAAAAATTAAATGGGAACTTCAATTTTCTAAAACCTCTGCAGGGTTCCAATCTGGTGAGTATGATTTTTATTTTAGAGGTAACGATCTTGGTATTGATTCCATTGGTGACTTGGTTGACACCGCAGAAATGGTAGGACTAGTTGAGCGCACAGGTGCTTGGTATAAACTTGATGACGGAACAAAGGTTCAAGGTCGTGAAGGTTTTATCAGTCGTGTTAAAGAAGATCTTGACTTACAAAAATCTTTAACGGAAAAGCTTATGAATGTCTAACAAAAATTTTACAGTATATCCTGGAAAGTTTCCATGTAAGACCTGCAATGAAGAAGTACTTTCACTAAGACTTTGGACTGAAACAGGAATGCTAACCTGGATGTGTGCAACTAAGCATGTTTCTAGAGTTCCAATTATTATGACAAAGAAGGACTATGAGCGAAAGAAGTGAGTCAAAAAGGATTGGTGCTAAGCAGCACAAGAACTCTGGAAGAGGCACACACAAGGGTGATGCTACCTGGAGAAACTTTACAGTTGACTTTAAAGAGTATCCAAAAGGAATAACAATAAATAAGGACATCTGGGCAAAGGCAGTAACTGATGCCATAAAAAATCATAATGATCCAGCAATTTTTATTGTTTTAGGCGAGGGTAACTCTAAGGTAAGATTAGCAGTAATAGAAGTAGAATTATTAAAACAGTTAACAGAAGGGGAAGAAAATGTCTGAACAAAATGAACCAGCAAAAACAACACTAGAAATGGTAAACGGTTTAACCGAAATTGCAGACTATATGCAAGACGAGGAGCTTACTGCTGCTCTAACATTTATTGCAAAGATAATTATTAAGCCAGACATTCCAACTCAGGTAGCCAGCATTGAGATTGTAAGACTACAAGCAATAGCAGCCAAGATGGCTTTCAAGGCTACCTGGATGGCTAATGTAGACAAGAACGACAGAGCAAAAAAGAACATCTATTACACAGCAGCAGAATCTATAAACAACTTAGTATCAGCACTCAAATATATTATGCGCTAGTACCTGCTATACTTATATAAAACAAAGGGATAAAAATGACAAAAAGTTTACTACAGCAGGTTATGTTAAAAGAATCAGAAAAGAAGCAAGCGAAGATAGAACAAGATAATATATTTGATTCTGATGCAATGATTGAAAAGATTAATCTTGGGTACACTATTTTGCGTGGTCCAAAGCATACACAGAAAAAGACATTTGCTCCATCAACTATCGTATACGGTCATGGAGAATGTCCAAGATACTGGTACCTAGCTTTTAATGGTGCAACGTTTGAAGATAATACTGATGCATACTCAGCAGCAAATATGACTGCTGGTACTTTGTCTCACGATAGAATTCAGTCAGCAATGATGAATTCTGGAATTGCAAAAACGTATATTAATGATAAAAATGAAAAGACTACAGAGTTTAAGGTAATACATAATGATCCACCAATCTTTGGTTATGGTGATGCCATGCTTGATTGGGAAGGCGAAGAAATCGTTGGTGAAATTAAGACAATGATGAGTGAGGCATACGAGTATCGTAAAAAAACTAACAAGCCAAAAACTGGTCACTTGGTTCAGCTTTTAATTTACATGAAGATTCTTGGTAAATCAAAAGGTGCATTAATTTATGAAAACAAAAACAATCACGACCTAATGATTATTCCAGTAGAAGTAAATGATGGATACATTAAATGGATTAATTATGCATTTGATTGGATGAGAGAAGTTCGCAAAGCTTGGGAAGATCAAACATTGCCAACAAAAAATTATCGTAATAACTCAAAAGTTTGTAAGTCATGTCCTATCAAAGCAGCATGCTCTGATGCAGGAACAGGCGTAATAAAAATAGCGTCATTAGAGGAACTGAGTGAAACTTTGTAGTAGATCTGACTGCGATATTTATTTTATTCCAAAGGTAAGCTACCAAGTTTACTGTTCGGAAGATTGCAGGACCTTTGCTACAAAAGAAAAAATAGCAGAACGATATCAGGCTACACGTCGTCAAAAAAGATTAGGCAAGGTAAGAAAATGTTTAGGTGGTTGTGGAGTAGATCTATCAATCTATAATGATTCTGGATTTTGTTCAAACTGCAATATAAGCGAAAAGCTAGTAAACAAAATGTTAAAAGAAATAAAGGGGATAGTTCAATATGAACAAGATAATTGAGGCAACTCAGTCACCTACCCCTGAAAGAATTTGTGCTATTGATGCAAGCACTAACAGTCTTGCATATGCAACATTTCATAATGGAGAATTAAAAGAATATGGAAAAATTGATTTTTCAGGAAAAGATATTTATCAAAAAGTTGGAGATGCAGCAGTAAAGACAAGACTATATTTTGAAAAATATATTAATGTTGATGCCATTGTTATTGAACATACAGTGTTTATGAATAGTCCAAAGACTGCTGCAGACCTTGCTCTTGTTCAGGGAGCACTACTAGGTGCTGCTGCAATGAGTGGCATAACTTCTGTTGGAAAAGTTTCTCCAATTACATGGCAAAACTTTATTGGGAATAAAAAAATATCTAAAGATGAGCAACTTTTTATAAGATCACAAAATCCTGGAAAGTCTTTATCTTGGTATAAATCATACGAAAGAAATCTAAGAAAAGAAAGAACTATTAAGTTTATTAATACTATCTATGATAAAAAAATCACAGATAATGATGTTGCAGATGCCTGCGGTATAGGTCATTGGGCAGCAAGTAACTGGAATAAAGCTATTGGAGTTGACAAATAATACTATGGCTGGTAAACTATATACATCAGAAGTTTGGTTGCGTAAAAGATTTTTAATAGATAAAAAATCTCCAGAGGATATTGCTAAAGAGTGTGGATCAAGCGTAGAGACCATCTATGTTTATCTTGCTAAATTTAACTTAAGGAAGTCAAAAAGATGAGTAAAGCACAGAAAGTTCTTATTGGTTTAGGTATTGCTGGTGCAGTAGGTGTTACATATGTATTTACGGCACTAAGAGGATTGCCAGAATTATTTGATTGGGAGGTAGACGATGAGTGATAATTTAACAATTACAGTTGATCAAGTAAATCATCCACGACACTACACAACAGATCCTTCTGGGGTAGAGTGTATAGAAATTACACGTCATCGCAACTTTAATATTGGAAATGCATTTAAATATCTTTGGAGAGCAGGACTTAAAGATGAAGCAAAGACTATTCAGGATCTAGAAAAAGCAATCTTTTACATTAAAGATGAAATAAATAGACTAGAAGGAAAGTATGTCAACTGAAGAAGAGCTTGTCAAACATCTTGACATGATGAATACTGTTGTTGGAGAATATCTTAAAGGAAGCGACCCAACAAAAATTTCTAAAGAGTTAGCCCTTCCAAGAGTTCGTGTTGTTGCATACATTGATGAATGGAAAGAAAAGACATCAAACAATACGGCAATCCGTGCTAGAGCTAAAGATGCACTTGCTGGTGCAGATGCACACTACAGTAAGTTAATTTTAAAATCATATGAAGTTATTGATGAAGCATCAATGACAAATAATCTTAGTGCAAAAACATCTGCTATTAAATTAGTAATGGACATTGAGTCTAAACGCATTGATATGTTGCAAAAAGCTGGACTTCTTGAAAATAAAGAACTTGCAGAAGAGATGGTTGAAATTGAACGTAGACAAGAAGTTCTTGTTGGAATTCTTAGAGACATAGCCTCTTCTCATCCAGACATTCGTGATTTAATAATGCAAAGACTTTCTGCAATCGCAAAAGAGGGAGAAGTGATTACAGTTGTCCACGATGTTCAATGATTTTTTTGAGGTATTGAAAAATAATAACTTTGAAGAAATGCCAGTAGATGCTAAAACATTTGTTGAGGGTGAAGCATACTTAAACCAACCACCACTATCAGATGTTCAGTATGACATTGTAGAAGCTATGAGTCAGATATATAGACAAGAAGACCTTATAGACATAATGGGGGACTCAGAAGGAAGAAAATACTATAAGAAATATACAAAGAATGAAGTTATTTTGCAACTAGGAAAAGGTTCTGGAAAAGACTTTACCTCTACAGTTGCTTGTTCTTATATCGTATATAAATTACTTTGCTTAAAAGATCCTGCTAGATATTTTGGAAAGCCAAGTGGTGATGCAATAGATATTATAAATATTGCTATTAACGCTCAACAGGCTAAGAATGTTTTCTTTAAAGGTTTTAAAAATAAGATTGAAAAGTCTGAATGGTTTGCTGGCAAATACAATTCAAAAGCTGAGTCAATTGAGTTTGATAAAGGTATAACAGTTTATTCTGGTCACTCAGAAAGAGAATCACATGAGGGTTTGAACTTAATCCTTGCAGTACTTGATGAAATTTCAGGGTTTGCAAATGAAGTTGGCACTGCAAACGATCAAGGTAAAACTGCTGACAACATATACAAAGCATTCCGTGCTTC